ACTAGTCCTACCGACCGGGAGGATCCTGAAGAAGCTTCCAGGCATGAACAAATTAAAATTATTTAATTACGTAGTCCAGAACCTTGAGACCAAGGAGAACATATACAAGATCATAGAGATCAACAACCTTTTGAGTAAAAAGAAGACCAAATTGATCTTGATAACCTATGACTCCTTCTTGTTTGACTTTTCTCAGGCTGATGGCAAAACCCTCTTAAAGAAGATCAAAAATGTGTTGGAGGGTCAAGATATGATAGTAAAACACAAATACGGCACAAATTATGCTTTCTAATACAATGAGAATATTTATTAATAGTAAAAAAAGGTTATGATGCAAGAGTATATTAACAAAGACGAAATGGCAAATAAGTTGTTTTGTACCTTCTCTCCTAAGGACAAGTTGGACGACACCCTTAGAGAAATCAACAGAGAGTACACTATTCTATATAAAAAGATATTCGTTCTCGAGTCTAAAGAGTCAGAGGAGTATCTATGCACTTATAACATTGAGATTGAAGGAGGACAAACCAAGATCCTTCCTAATACCATCCTACTTCACAGAAAGAAAGAGACCAATACCCTTTATACAATCAACGCTTTGAACACTTTGATTAAGAGCTTGAATGAAGGTGTACTAGACACTTCATTTGTTATCAACTGGAATGACTACAAGAACTCTGTTCTACTCACTCAAGGTGAAGACATGAAAAGGTTGAACACAACTATTCACAAGATAGTATCAGTCTAATATCCATCAGTATGAAACAGCAATTAAACGAAGTAGAATCTCTACAGAAAATAGCAGGAATAAAATCAGATGTACCAAATACAAATGTGGATCCTTCTAAATTTCTTGATAAAGAAGACATTCCTGGAATAGAAGACATGGAAGAGGGTATGGCGGATATTCGTGCTGCTATAAAAAAAGAAGACGAAAAAGCCGCTAGATTAAAAAAAGTGTGGGACAGTTTAAAAGGAATGAAATTTACTTATAAAAATGATCCTAAAAAAACAGTGTATACTGTAGCATCTGTAAATTATCCTACAACCAGCGACGGTAGAGTCGTATTAAGCGGATATCCAAAAAATTGGAATTTCTTCTTAACATTAAATTGGAAAGGTAAAAAATCTGATAGTATGGACTACCTTAAATTAAATCACGCAGTAGCAAATATTAAAGACGGGACCTGGATCCCAGTAAAATAAGTAAAGCCGGCTAAATGCCGGTTTTTTTGTCTCACTTAATAGATCGATTTTTCCAATATCAGTCAATTTGTTATATTTAACCAAATCAGTTATATTATGGACATTTCAGTCATCAAATCAAGATTGTCGGCTCTACAAAATCCACGTGGAGGACAAAAGAAAGACCTCACCCAAACTATTTGGAGACCGTCCGTGGGTAAACACTCAGTACGTATCGTACCATCAGCGTTTAACAAATCAAACCCCTTTAAAGAAGTCTACATGCATTATGGTATCAACAACAGAACCATGATGAGTTTAAGTAACTTCAATGAGAAAGACCCTATTGTAGAATTTGCTCAAGGCCTTCGTAAGTCAAATGAAAAGGATAACTGGCAACTTGCTAAGAAGCTTGAACCAAAAATGCGTGTGCTTGCCCCGGTAATTGTCAGAGGAGAAGAAGACAAGGGTGTTCGCCTTTGGGAGTTTGGTAAGCAAGTTTACATAGACTTGTTAGGTATTGCTGAAGATGAAGACGTAGGAGACTACACAGATCCTATTCAAGGTCGTGACATTACAGTTGAGACACAAGGAAAGGAAACTACAGGCCTAATGTATAATACATCAACTGTACGTGTTAGAACTAAGTCTACTCCTTTATCTGAAGATGCAGATAAAGTAAAACAGTGGTTAGCGAATCAACCAGATCCTTTGACACAATTCAAGAGATATTCTTACGACGAAATGAAAGAAGCACTCTTGAAGCATTTGAACCCTGAAGAAGAGATTAAAGAACAAGCAGATCAAGTAACTACTAAATCTGATCTTCCTTGGGAAAAACAAGCTGAACCAAAAGGTGAGTATACACTAAATACTACCAAAGCAGCAGTCGACTCAAGTATTGATGACTTGTTTAATTTAGACTAATTGATATTTATTATAGATAGAGAGTTGACGGAACCGACTGTCTATAATAACTTACTTGATCCATGAAATACTGGCCGTTCCGTGGCCTTTGTTTCCTCTGGATCTTTTTTATTTTATGAACTATCAATTGGTTTATGACAATTAAAAGATCTTCATTCTTAGAGTGTCCTTATTGTAAGAAGGTTGGAGATAACAATGGAGGTCAGATGAGAAGATGGCATTTTGACAATTGTAAGTTACTACATAAATAAATTATTTTATTACTATGAATCTTTTTATATTTAATCAAACAGTTACGCAATGGCAAAATCACTAAATAGCGTAGTGTCTAGCGCAATAAAAGGCACAGTAGATCTAGAGAAGTTTAAAAAAGGCAAAAACCTTTCTTCAGGTGTAGTATTTAAAGAACAAAGATGGATAGGACTCTCTAACGCATTTCAAGACACACTACAGATACCAGGTATTCCTATCGGGCATATTACTCTATTAAGAGGACACTCTGATACAGGTAAAACAACAGCGCTTCTTGAAGCTGCAGTTAATGCACAAAAGATGGGCATTCTTCCTGTGTTTATTATTACAGAGATGAAATGGGATTGGAATCACGCTCGTGAAATGGGATTCGAGTTTGAAGAAGTAGCAGATCCTAAAACAGGTGAAATTGTAGACTATAAAGGCTTCTTCTTGTATATTGATCGTGAGAGACTTGAATGTATAGAAGACGTTTCAGGATTTATCTCTGATATTCTTGATGAGCAAAAAAGAGGAACACTACCTCACGACCTTTGCTTCTTCTGGGATTCTGTAGGATCTATTCCTTGTAGAATGTCAATTGAAAAATCAACTAACAATAACGAATGGAATGCAGGAGCAATGTCTCAGCAGTTTGGTAACTTTATTAATCAAAGAATTATATTGTCTAGAAAATCATCTCAACCTTATACTAATACTCTTGTTGCGGTTAATAAAGTTTGGGTAGCTAAACCTGATTCACCAATGGGGCAACCTACACTTAACAATAAAGGTGGCAATACAATGTACTTTGATTCATCATTAGTTATTACATTCGGTAATATTGCTAGAGCAGGTACTAATAAAATAAAGGCAACTAAAAATGGTAAAGAAGTTGAGTTCGCTAAAAGAACAAGAATATCTTGTGATAAAAATCACGTAACAGGAATAACAGCCGTCAATAAAGTTATTATGACAGTGCATGGTTTTATTAATGATGATAAAAAAGAACTTGATGAATATAAAAAGAAATATTCTGATCAATGGATGAAAGTTCTAGGTTCATCATCATTTGATATAGTTGAAGAGGATACACCTTTATCACCAGACATTTTTGACACAGAAGATTAATGAATCCAGAATACCAAAAGATATTCGAATCTCTAAAACAAGAGAACCTCGAAGAGTCTATCAATAGTAGAATATTACTAATAGACGGATTAAATACATTTTTAAGAGCATTTACCGCAATAGGTTGGGTTAATAGAGAATTACTTCATATAGGAGGTTTAACAGGTTTTTTACGATCTCTAGGATATGTTGTAAAATTAGTTAGACCTACTAGAGTAATAATAGTGTTTGATGGACAAGGATCATCTACCAATAAAAGGTATATCTATCCAGAATATAAAGCAAATCGCGGTATCAATAGAGTTACTAATTGGGAGTCTTTTGAATCTCAACAAGAAGAATCTGAGGCGATAACTTCACAACTAATTAGACTTATATTCTACTTAAAAACACTTCCTATAGATCTGATATCAATAGACAAAATTGAAGCAGACGATGTAATTGGTTATATAACTGGACAGTTAGACGGAGAGATGACTATCATGTCCTCAGACAAGGATTATCTACAACTAGTATCAGACAAAATAACTGTTTATTCACCTACTAAGAAAAAGTTCTATGATCAAGAACTAGTTATAAAAGAATATAGTGTAACACCTCAAAATTTTTTAACTCAAAAAATACTTCTTGGTGATCAAGGAGACAATGTTCCTGGAGTAAGAGGCCTAGGTAATAAAACACTTATTAAACTATTTCCAGAATTATCAACAAATAATAATATTACTTTAGATAATATATTAGAAAAGTGCGATGGTAAGAAAAAAATACTACAAACGATTAAGAACTACGAATTTCAACTAAGAATCAATCAAAGGCTCATGGATTTAAAGGAGCCTAATATACCTGATGAAGCCATAGAAGAAATAAAAAGTATTTTACTAGAACCGAAAAAAACGTTAGATACACAGAAATTCTTAGATTTATATCACGAAGATGAATTAGCTAATTCTATTCCAAACGTAAACATGTGGTTATTAAATAATTTCAATCAGTTACAAAAATATAAATAGTTATGTCATCATTAAATCAATTACAGCAATATGGAATATCATTTCAGATTAAGGTATTGTCTAGTTTGTTGAAACATAAACAGTTTCTACAAAACATTAACGATATTCTTGATACAGAAATGTTTGATAATCCTGCACACAAATGGATTGTTGGTGAAATATTAAGATACTACTACAAATATCATACAACCCCATCTACTGATTCACTACAAGTAGAAGTAAGAAAGATAGAGAATGAAGTATTAAAGGTTAGTGTGGTTGAACAGTTAAAAGAAGCACTTAAATCTTCAAATGAAGACCGTGAGTATGTAGAACAAGAATTTAGTTCGTTTTGTAAAAATCAACAGATAAAAAAAGCTATTCTAAATTCAGTATCTTTATTAGAGAAAGGCCAGTACGACGATATAAAATACATGATGGACAATGCCTTAAAAGCCGGGCAAGATAAATCAATAGGTCACGAATATGAAAAAGATATTGAAACTAGATATCGAGAAGAAGAAAGAGCTGCCATACCAACATCTTGGGCTCACGTGAATGACTTACTAATGGGAGGATTAGGTTCCGGAGATCTAGGCATCATATTCGGCAATCCTGGAGGAGGTAAATCCTGGATGCTGGTTAATATAGGAGCTATGGCTGTACAACGCGGGTACACTGTTTGTCACTACACACTTGAGTTATCTGAATACTACGTAGGTAAAAGGTACGACGCTTTATTTACAGGTATAGATGTACAAAATGTACAAAAACATAGAGCAGCAATTGAAGAAGCCGTAGGCAGTGTTAAAGGTAAGTTGATTATCAAAGAGTTTCCTATGGGTAAAACTACTGTCCACTCAATAGAATCACACATTCAGAAATGTCGAGATCTAGGATACGCACCAGATTTAATCGTTATAGACTACGTAGATCTGCTTAAGAGTAAAACCAAGTCTATAGATCCTAAAGATGCTATTGATGATGTGTATTCAGCTACTAAAGGTATGTCTAGAGAACTAAAAATACCTATCTGGACAGTATCTCAGGTTAATAGAGCTGGTGCTAAAGATGATGTTATCGAAGGTGATAAAGCAGCCGGGTCATACAATAAAATGATGATTGCTGACTTTGCTATGTCGTTGTCAAGAAAAAGACAGGATAAGGTAAACGGTACAGGTCGTATTCATATTATGAAGAACAGATATGGTATGGATGGAATGACATATGCTGCAAAAATTAGTACTAATAATGGTCATATAGAAATCAGTCCAGACAGTTTGGATGATGACGAACTTAATATTGAATCTAATGTACAAACATCCGGATCTAACAAACCCTTTAATTCTGGCCTAGACCACGAAGAAAAAGTATATCTTACAAATAAATTTTTTGAACTTGGAATATAAATTGACTAAAACAGGATATTTATTACAGTAAAACAGATGATATGAAGTTTTTAATTGATTTATTTAAGAAGTCTACAAAGCCAGACAACTTTAGAATTACAAATACTCCGGTTAAGTACAATGACAAAATTGCACAACTTAATACGCAGTCTCCTAACCAATTTAATAAGATTAACGCTTCTACAATCAGTAAAATTCAAAAAACAGGAAATTCTGTTTTAACTCAAAATAGCTCAAAAGGAAGCATTATTCCTGGATCTAAATAATTAGATTAGCAAAATTTTAATACAAAGGTTATGACTGTGCTAGAGGCTCTCAAGGTCTCTAACTACTAAACTATTTTTTTAACTTTATTAAAACTTAAAACAAAATGGACATCACGCAACAGATTCTATCCGAAATCACAGTGTATAACAAATACGCTAAATATTTACCAGAACTGCAAAGGCGTGAAACTTGGGAAGAGATTGTTACCAGGAATAAAAAAATGCATCAGAATAAGTTCCCGCTCCTATTTAATGATATTGAAAAAGCTTATAAATTAGTATATGATAAAAAGATTCTACCGTCTATGCGTTCAATGCAGTTTGCAGGCAAACCCATTGAAATTAATAATTCTCGTATATTTAATTGCTCTTTTACTCCTATTGATGATTGGAGAGCATTCAGTGAAATAATGTTTCTCTTACTAGGGGGTTGTGGAGTTGGTTATTCTGTACAAAACCACCATATTGACAAGCTTCCTGAAATCATTAAGCCAACTAAAGAGAAGAGATTCTTAGTAGGCGACTCTATTGAAGGATGGGCAGACGCTGTTAAACTATTAATGAAATCCTATCTAGTAGGTGGAGCTAAACCTAAGTTTGATTTTCGTGATGTTAGACCAAAAGGATCTATGTTGATTACCGCCGGAGGTAAAGCCCCTGGCCCAGAACCACTAAAAGAGTGTTTGTTTCAGATACAAAAGATCCTTGATCGTAAAGAAACAGGAGACAAATTAACTCCTATCGAATCTCACGATATTATCTGTTATATTGCTGACGCAGTATTATCAGGTGGTATTCGTCGTGCTGCTTTAATTAGCCTATTCTCTTTTGATGATGAAGAGATGCTTACATCTAAGTTTGGCAATTGGTGGGAACAAAACCCACAACGTGGACGTGCTAATAACTCAGCCGTAATACTTCGTGATCGCATACAAAAAGAAGAGTTCATGGACCTTTGGAAGAAGATTGAATTGTCTAATGCAGGAGAGCCTGGTTTCTTCTTAACTAACGATAAGGATTGGGGAACTAATCCATGTGCAGAGATTGCATTAAAGCCATTTCAATTCTGTAACCTTTGTGAAGTGAACGTATCAAATCTCGAATCACAAGAAGATTTAAACAATAGAGTTAGAGCAGCTGCATTTATTGGAACACTACAAGCATCATATACTGATTTTCATTATCTTCGTGATATTTGGAAAAAGACAACTGAGAAAGACGCGTTGATTGGTGTTGGTATGACAGGTATTGCATCAGGCATCGTACTAAAATTTAACATGAAAGAAGCTGCGTTGATTGTAAAAGAAGAAAATGAAAGAGTTGCTAAAATTTTAGGTATTAATAAATCTGCTCGTTGTACAACTGTAAAACCGTCAGGTACTACATCAATGGTACTAGGCACATCATCAGGTGTTCATGCTTGGCACGATAATTATTACATTAGAAGAATGAGAATTGGTAAGAATGAATCTCTTTACACATATTTACACAACAATCACCCTGAACTTATTGAAGATGAATACTTCAAACCACATGCTCAAGCTGTAGTAGGTGTTCCTCAAAAATCACCTGAAGGTGCAATCACAAGAACAGAATCAGCTATGGATTTACTTCACAGAGTTGAAAGGCTACATAAAGAGTGGATTAAACCAGGTCATAGAACAGGTCGTAATACTCACAATGTAAGTGTGACTATAAGTCTAAAACCTGAAGAATGGCAAGAAGTTGGTGAGTGGGCTTGGTCTAATCGTAATAATTATACCGCCCTATCTTGTTTACCTTATGACAACGGCTCATATGTTCAAGCACCTTTTGAAACAATTACTAAAGAAAATTTTAATAAATTAATATCTACTATTAATAAAATAGATTTATCAAAAGTAGTGGAATTTACAGATAATACTGATCAAAAGGGTGAACTTGCCTGTGCAGGCGGCGTATGTGAAATAATATAGTATGAATAATAAAATGATAGAAACTGTTCACTATTATTTAGATAATGGTAAAGTAATATTTACATCATTTTATCATATCGAACGAGGTAAATGCTGTGGAAATACATGTATTCATTGTCCTTATTTTCCAAAGTACATAAAAGGTACTACAGATTTAAATGAACAATTTAAACAACAAAATTATATATTTGATAAAAGACATCTATGACATTTACAATAACTCCAGAGTATTTATATTTGACCGTGATTCTAATACTCATGGCTGTTCAGTTACTACAGTGGGTAACTATTTTTAAACTAAAGAAAGAGATTAGTAGTTTGTGGACGCAAATTAGTATTATAGCAGTATCATCTGGTAATATTTTAGAAGATATACAAAAGAAATTAAATGCAAAAGAAGATAAGAAAGACTGAAGGTTTAGGTGATACTATAGCAAAAATAACTAATTTATTTGGTATAGATATTCTAGCTGATAAAATTGCTAAGCTATTTGGTAAAGAAGATTGTGGATGTGATAGAAGAAGGAAGAAGTTAAATAAACTTTTCCCGTATAAGAAAAAGAAAAAGTAATTATGAATAAAAGTTATGTAACAGTTGACTCAATCGATACATTAAAACAATTGATTGAGCATATAAAGACTCATGAACTTATTGCATTCGATACTGAAACTACAAGCCTAAACCCAAGATCAGGTAAAATCATCGGTTTCTCAATATCAGGAGAAGTTGGTACAGGCTACTACATGCCTACAATGATATTTAAAGATGGTGAACTACAAAATGCTATGATTGGAAACGATCTAGCTCATCATATTGCAACTAAAGCAATCTCTCTACTTATTGGTAAAAAGTTAGTGATGCATAACGCATCATTTGACGTTAAGTTCGTTAAGTGTTTTTATGGAATAGATCTATTATCTTCACTACATGTAGATACAATACTCCTTGTTCATACAGTAAAAGAGGAAGGTGCTGCTTTTATGGGAGGTTCTGCTTTCGGTCTTAAAGACATTGCTAAGATGATACAAAAGTATATTGGTCTAGATGTTGAGAAAGCAGCAAATGAAGAGCAAGTACTACTTAAAGAGTCTATTAAGAATAACGGAGGTTCAATTACAAGAGACAACTACGAGATCTGGAAAGCAGACCTTAACTTGTTATCAGAATACGCAGCAGCAGATACTGACTTAACTCTTAGAGTCTATCACCACTTTATGAAGACACTTAAAGAGGAAGGTCTTGAGAAGTTCTTCTTTGAGGACGAAGTTATGCCTCTCTATAAAGAAGTAACTATTCCTATGGAGCAAGTTGGTATTAAACTGGACATGAACCTTATAAAGTCTAGTCGTGCTAAGATTATAGACAAGCTACAAGAGTACGAGACTCTAGTTACAAAAGAGTTGTTACAAAACCCTGAGGTTAGAGCTTGGGTAGTTTCTAAGGCTAAAGATGCTTACCCTGCTAATAACAAAGGCACATTTGCTCAAGAGCTAATTAAAGATATGCAATTAGATCTTGAACAATCTAAGTCTGGTAAGTATAGTACAACTAAGTCAGCACTCATCAGGCTTCCTGAATCATGGGTTAAGCACTTCCTACTTCATGGAGATGAAAATGTTATGGACAAAGATGTAGCAATCAAAATTAGTATGAGGCTTTGGAGAGAAGATAATGGTGGAGCGTACTTCAATATACAGTCTAAAGACCAGATGGGTGAGATCGCTTTCAATGTTCTAGGTATTAAACCTTTGTCTAGTACTAAGACAGGTAAACCACAATTTGATGACGATACAGTACAGTCTATTGCTGGCAAGTATGAGTGGGCTAAGAACCTACGTATCTATAATCGTCTACTCAAGATCAAGAGTACATACATGGACCGCTTCTTAGACTCGCAAGAAGATGGTCGTTACTACTTCTATTATAAACAGCATGGTACGGTATCAGGCCGTTATGGTTCAGATGCTCAACAGTTACCTAGACCTAAAGAGGAAGGTGATGATGAGCCTATTGTAATCGAGTACAACAACTTGATTAGAGCTTTCTTTATTCATGATGAAGGTAATATCTTTATAGACTGTGACTACGAATCACTTGAGCCACACGTATTTGCTCACGTATCTTGTGATGATGGCCTAAAAGACATCTTCCGTAACAACTGGGACTTCTATTCTACGATCGCTATCAAGACAGAAGGACTACATAGTTATTCACCAGATAAAAAGGCAGACAACTATCTTCGTAAGCTGCAACCTAAGTTAAGGAATAAAGCAAAGGCTTATGCACTTGGTATACCTTACGGTATGGGAGCTTATGCTCTCGGTATGAATATCGGGATCCCTACCAAAGAAGCAAAGAAGCTTGTTGATGGTTACCTAAACGGGTTTCCTGAACTAAAGAAGTGGATGGAGAGGTCTAAGAAACAGACTAAAGAACAAGGCTTTGTTAGTACACAAGTAGGTCGTGTTAGACACCTACCTAAAGTGAAAAAGATATATGATCAGATTGGAGACGCTTTACTTGACTGGAATGTCAAGAGAGAGCTAGAACGTGAATACGGTGTAGATAAGATCAAAGGCCTAAGTCGTGACTATATAAACGGCCTAAACAATTCATGTAACGTCCAGATACAAGGTCTAGCGGCATCCATTGTAAACCGTGCAGCATTGGCTATTAACAGGAAGTTCAAAGAACTAGGTATACGTGGCTGGGTATGTGCCCAGATCCATGACCAGTTAGTAATTGAGGTAGAACAAGCCAAATCAGAAGAAGCGGCCAGAATCGTCCAGGATTTGATGGAGAACACTACTAAACTGAGTATTGCACTAAAAGCACCTCCAACTCTGGCACATAACTTACGTGATGGTCATGGCTAAGATATTTATAACAAAGGTACTAGAGGTAGACCTAAGTTATGAAGAAACAAACATTAATTAACAGTTCACCGGAAGGGAACACAAAAACAAACACTATGGGAATATTTAGACCATTTGAGCTCGACCCATTTGATTTACTATGGCGAGACTTGTTCGAAGCAAATTCAAAATTCTCTGCAATTACGCAGAAAGTAACACATCCAGTAGACATTTACGAAACACCTAACGGCATCAGATTTGAGATCGCCGCTGTAGGTTTAGAAACAAAAGACATCGACATTCAAATTGATGGTGATCAACTTCGTATTAAGTACGAAAAGCCACAAATTGAAGATGAAGATGCAGCCATTTATAGAGGTATCAAGAGATCTTCTTTCGACCTCAGCTGGAAAGTATCTACAAAGTTTGAGTTAAACCTACTTCAAGCATCGCTTGATAAAGGACTTCTTACTTTAGATGTACCAGTAGCTGAAGGAAAAGCGGTAAGAAAGATCACAATCCAAACACCAACTGCTTTGTTAGAGCAGAAATAAAATAATGTCTACCTCTAGTATAAGTTATGTTTCAACTGCACAGAAATTTCATTAAGATTAATGACGACTTGTTTGAAGTCAAAAGGACTCTAAAAGAAGAGTTCATGGACCAGAAGAACCTCGAAGACTTCAAAGTATGGTATGGAGTAGAAGCAGTCTTTAAAAAAGATGGTTTACTCTATTTTTGTGTTAAAATAAATGAATTGGAAATTGTAAATTAGTAATATGAAAAAAATAACCCCACTAAACGGCTTTATAGTACTAAGGCCTATAGAATCAGAAGAAGAAACGTTTGGTAACATCATTATCCCAGACCTTGGTAAAGAAAGACCAGAAATGGGAGAAGTAGTTGCAACATCTGACGTTTATAACTACAACACAGACAAGAGAGTTATCTCTACTTTAGAAGTAGGAGAAATTGTTTTGATCCCTAAAATGGGTTCACAAAGGATTGTTATAGACGGACAAGACTATTTCATCTGTAAAGAATCAGACATATTTGCTGTTATTGAATAAACAAAACTATTATGAGCACAACAAAAAACGTTTTTGGAACAGAGCTTAAAGAGAAGCTCTTACAAGGTATAGAAAAGTTAAACCAATCTGTTTCGTCAACATTAGGGCCTGGTGGTCGTACTGTTTTGATTCGTGAACAGTCTGGTGAAGTTAAGGTTACAAAAGACGGTGTAACAGTTGCAAAAGCATTTCATAAACTAGAAGACGATATCGAGGATCTTGGTGCACAACTTGTTAAGCAGGTTAGTATCAAGAGTGCAAATGAAGCAGGTGACGGTACAACTACATCTACTTTACTTGCTACAGAGATGATTAAACACGGTGTTAAGCAGATTCGTCAAGGTGTGAATGCAGTTGAAATCAAGAATGAAATTGACAAGATTGTAAATGAGATCGTAAGTGAGATTAAAGAGACAGCGATTGAAATCTCTTCAGAAGAACAAATTAAACAAGTTGCAACTATATCAGGTAACAACGATTCGGAGGTTGGTAACTTGATCAGTGAAGCTATTGATAAAGTTGGTCGTGATGGTATTGTTACTATAGAAGAGTCTAAGTCCGGAGAAACTACTCTTGAAGTAGTAGAAGGTATGCAGTTTGATCGTGGTTACAAGTCACCTTATTTTGTGACTAACAATACTACAATGCAAGCTGTGCTTGATAATCCGTATATCCTACTTTACGATGGTCGTATTTCAACAGCTCAAGAGTTGCTACAGGTTTTGACTAAGGCTAACTCTGAGAATAAACCATTGTTGATTATCGCTGAAGATATTGGAGACGAAGCTCTTGCTACACTTATTGTAAACAAGATGCGTGGAGTAGTTCAAGTTTGTGCAGTTAAAGCACCAGACTTTGGTGAACGTAAAACATTGATACTTGAAGATATTGCTATCTTGACTGGTGGACAAGTTATTTCTAAAGACAAAGGTTTAAAGCTTGATAAATTATCTACACAACAACTTGGTCAGTATCTTGGTACAACAAGACTAGTTACTGTATCAAAAGAAGATACAACCATTATTGACGGTAAAGGTGAAGAAGCAGCACTTACTAATCGTGCAATTGAGATCAAAGACCAGATTGAGAAAGCAACTTCATTCTATGAGAAAGAGAAGTTGCAAGAAAGGCTTGGTAAGTTGATCGGTGGTGTTGCTATTATCTCTGTAGGTGGTAATAGTGATATTGAGATTAGAGAGAAGAAAGATCGTGTTGAAGATGCGTTATTTGCAACTAAAGCAGCATTGGCTGATGGTATTGTACCAGGAGGTGGTGCTACACTTTACAAGCTATCTCTTAATCATAAAGAAGACGGTAATACAAATGTATCTATTGCTAGAGATATTGTTCGTAAAGCATTACAAGCTCCATTTATTAAGATCCTTTCTAATGCTGGTGTAGAAACCTGGTGGGAATATACTCCGACTGAGACTGAGATCTATGATGCAAAGAATCATCAAATGGCATCTGCTATCGAAGCAGGCATTATCGATCCAGCTAAAGTTGTTATCACAGCCCTTAAGAATGCAACATCAGTAGCAGGTACAATCCTAACTACAGAATCAGTTGTGTTTGAGAAGAAAGATAAAGACGAGAAAGCCGACCCAATGATGGGTATGGGTGGCATGATGTAATATTAAAATAATAAGTTATGAAAGCAGCCGTTGTAGGTATGCTCAACAATGTTGGTAGTTCCACCTCTCACCATGGAGGTGGCTACTATCATGTTATGATGAACATACTTAAAGCAGAACATCCTGGTGAACTATTCTTTAATCCTGATCCTTCTACATGGAATGACTATGAAAGGTTGTATATCTTAGAAGGCGTTAACTATCAAGAGAATGTGTTCAATTTTATTGGAGGACCTCAACCAGAACATAGAGCTAAGTTAGAAGCAATGGCTAAATATACAGGACTCGCTATTGCAGTTAATGTACCAATAGACCTTAACGTATTTAATAAGAGATTTGGTATCGATCATCAATTTACATCAATAAACTGTATTAACTTTGCTAAACTATATGGTGATACTACCAGAAAGTTAGTTAAAGGAGACTCTCACTCTCTTAGTGTATGGAAGCCTGGTTATGGTCTTGATAGAACAGATGGCAAAACACTGTTTGGCTTCTTGAAAGATGCAGACACTTTAATTGATAAGTGGAACGAAAAGTATGACGAAGTCATTCTTTACTTTGGTAACATTGATCTTCGTTTTCATTTGATGAGACAAGATAATCCACAACAAGCAACTGGTGAACTATTTAGACGTTATGTACAGTTCGCTAAGAAACTAAACAACGCTACTCTAGTTAATTTGTTACCGGTTGAGCACGAAAGTCGTAAATTACCTGGTACAGGTTTGTATCTCAAACAACCTTACTTTGGCGCAAGACAACAAAGAATGGAGTTGAGAGATACAGCAAATAGGATCATGAACAACTCAGGCCTTAATACATTACAATGGCCAGATGAATGGATAGATGAAGATGGTATGAAGATGTTTGAGTACATGGAACCTAAACAATCAGTACACTTGAAGCCGAAACATTATATGTTTACTACAACAGTAATTGTAAATTAATGCAAAAGTTCATAATCAATGAAAAACTTTTAGAGGCCTTAGACGAATACGATAAGCGTAGTCTGTTAATGCAGCAACACGGGAGCTTAGGTCTACCTTATGAAGGTGACTTGTATAAAGACGTGAATGACGATCTTATCTATTATGTGCCTATTTATGATACGGCTCATCGTAGATTCGCTGCCTTCTGTGCATTTACTGAAGCTGTATGGTATAAAGAAAAAGATCTAAGAAAAATGGGGTGCCACTTTTCACATCATGATATTAAAGATGACTTTGACTGGTTTATGTTGTTTTACTTATTTCGTTTAGCAGGGTCCGGTATTAACTATGTCCCAAGATACAAGAAGGATCATATCAAGGACATATTAGGAACGCACGGCTTCGGTAACTTCTGGATTGTAGATTCTATATTGAAGAACAGATATACATGGCCAGAATGGAAAGAAGACCTTAGAAACAGAATCACACCGTTTACAGATAACAAAGGCTACTTACTTCCACAGTTTACATTTAAAGGTGAGACTCGTGGCCACTTGAGAAAGTTTATTACAGACTATTCTGAAGGTTTAATTAGACACATCTTTGAAGCAGTTCAGACTAAGAGGTACGATATCTATCAAATTACTGATCTAGGGAATCAATACTTGAAAGACCTTGGGTTCAAGAAGCAGAACTTTATTTTAACTGCGTTTGCAGCTGACCTAGGTGAATATTTTCCTAACTATGTTAATCCAAAAGGTTGGGTGTATGCTGGCACAAATGCTATTCGTTGTATTAATGCTATCTTTCCTAAAGTGAGTCCTAGAGTAAAAGAGTTTGAGTACATCAATGAAGTACTACAATTCTTGTCTAACAGATATAACTTGAACCCTATTGATTGTGAAGATAGTAGAGCTTGTGACGTAGTTCGTTACTTTCAAGAGTACCAGTCACCAGACCATATTATTAAAAATAATGGTCGTAGGATGAACAACAACTCTATTCTTAAACAGACCTGGGGTCATGACAAGTATTATGACTTTGCGAATAAACTAAAATAGTTATGTTCATAAACAAAGCAACAGATCAATCTAACTTAGACATGTCAGATGGTAGAGACTTAAACTACTATCTTGAAATGACGAAAGACTATAAACCAGACTTTACATTTAGTATCAAACAAATTGAAGGCTATAATGTTATAGATGATGGTGACTTTCAATACGGTACTAAAGCTAAGATGGGTGACTTCATGATTAGTCA